ATGACCAAAAAGGGGCTTTCGGTAATATTAGTTTTTTTGATATTTTCATATATTTTTACCGCATTAAGCTATAAATTTATCCCAAGCTCTGACAGCATGAGTGGTATTTTAGAGGCTGCTGACATTGCAAACGGAAACATAACACTAAAAGGATGGTACTTATCTACAGTAACTTTCTATTTTACTGACTTAGTCTGGTTTGCTCTTGCTATAAAGCTTTTTGGTTATTCTGAATGGATAACATACGTTATACCTGGATTAATGGCTGGTAGCCTGTTCGCTTCATGCTATGCACTGGGAACAATTTCTGGCTACAAAAAAGCATGGGCTTTGCTACTGTTCCTTGCTTTCCCTGGTGCTGCTGTCAGTTACATGCTTTCTGTAGCGATAATCCATGTCCCTACATATACTTATATCGTTGTTTCATATATATTAATTGATTTTTATTGTCGCAGAAGAAATAGATTATATTTATTTCTATCATCAATAATCGCATCTTTAACGATATTTAGCGATGATATAACAATATATTTATTTTTTTTGCCAATTGCATTGAGCTGTTTTATAGCCAATGAAAATGCAAAAGATAAATTTGTAATATTTTCGTCTTTGGTTTTTTCGTATTTTTTATTCAAGTTAATCTTACATTTTACTAACTCGGCTGATTTTTTTTATTTGCCAGGGGTTGGTTCGCCTACATTTGTTAGTTATGACAAGTTAACTTTTAACATCTCGCTACTTTTTAAAGGGCTTTTGATATTATTCAACGCTGATTTTTTTAGTAAAATAATCAGTTCACCTGAAGGAATATTCTCTTCTTTAAAATTCACATCATTAGTTATATTTTTTATACTTTTAATTTCTTCGCTTATAAAAATAAGAAAGTTTAGTCTCGTTGACGCCGCGCTATTGATAGCAGCTCTTATTATGATTCCTGCATATGCCTTAAGCGATAAACCAGTGGATGAGGGTACAACAAGATATTTAATTCCTGTCATTATTTTTGGTTCAATTTTCTTATGTCGAAATGCGAATGTACCAAAGATATCAAATATAGTTTTATGGTTTTTTTCAATTTCAATTTCTGCTTATTCATTAATATATGTAAATCAGCCTGATTTCTTATTTCGCAATGACAGAACCACATCAAAATATAGGCTTATATCTAATTTTTTGACTCAACACAACTTATCTAATGGATATGCAACATTCTGGAATGCGGCAGCGGTGAGTGTGGAAAAGAAATTCAATATAGCCCCTGTTAACATCGACATAGAAAATAAAAAAGTTTTGCCATCTTTTTGGTTAACAAAAATATCATATTTTAACAATGGAAATAACTTTTTCATTGTTGATAATGACCAACAAAAAAAAGTCATAGAAGAATTATATGGCAAACCAGAATTAACATATATGGTGTGGGATTCCCCCATCCTGGTTTACAGTCATTCTATTAATATTTATGATGGCGATATAGAAGGAAGTGCCAATGTAGTAAAAAGTGACTTCAAGGTTGGGGACAATAATCAAATATGCAATGCTGGCGTACAAGGCATGGTTGCATATGGGCCCTATAAGACTCTTGGTCGTGGGTGGTATTCTTTAAAAATTAATGCACATGGCGATCAGTATGAAGCATTAATTTTTTCTTATATAACAGGAAAAAAAATCAAGATGTCTGAGAATAAATATAAAAATGGTTCTTATATTTTCGAAATAAACGAAGATATGCCATCTGCAGAAATACAGTTATTCGCTCAAAAAGATTCAAATGTATGTTTTGAGTCATACTCACTTCAGCATATAAAATAATAAAGTCATGGAAAAGCGTCAGTAACTAATACAGGCGCTTTTTGTCTATAGAAAACTCATGCTGTTAAGCGGGTTTTGGTTGAAATGTTCCGAAAATCGGAATAGTTATTCCACACCAGCGCTATGAATTAGATGGCGAAGAGCATGCTGTAACCCCTACTATAGTAGCACCTTCAGATTGAACATACATGGTACCAATCTTATATAATTGCCTGGCGTCGAACGCCCCGAGAAGTACCGTACCAGTAGTTGCCGTCGATTATGTCTGGCGAGCGCCGATAACTTTCATGCCGCCTACTGAACAAGATGTTACCACATTAAGAGAGGAGACCAGCGATTACGATATTGCATCTGTTTTCGACACGTAGTCGTTCTCAATAGAAGAGGCGAAAAAACACCAAGCCACTTGATGGCGTTTTTTATTAGAGGCAATAAATGTCGGCTTTGGCAATGAAGGTTTTGAAATGCTAATCGCAGGAAATGTCAGCATCACCAGTGCTACTCTTACTTCTATTGCGTGTGATCTGAAAAAGAATATTAATGGTGACGGCTTTGACACGCCATATGATCCAGCAGGCTTCCGCAGATGTGTCTGGCTTGTTCAGCAGTCTCCAGAATCAGGGATACATCCGAAAAACGTCAAAATGAGTTCCGGAATTCAAAGATGCCCTCAGTAAATCGGACTCCCTCGTTGCGCTGTTAAAGTCTGAAATGGAGACACGCAGGAATGTAGCACCAACAACTCGCTAGAGAATCAAAAAGCTGAGCCAGATGCCCCCGGAATCACACAGCCTCACACTTGATGATGCCTGTGTATTTCTTCAAGTTACCAAACCTATCGCTACTAACTGGATTCACACAGGCTGTCTGTAAACATCATGTAAAGATTCCGCCAAGTCAGTCAATAGGTATGCATAAATTTAACCGAACACGCTAAGCAAATAGGCGTAATATTGAACGATTGTGTCCCAGCTTCCCCACAATGAAAGAGCAGAGAAAATAAAAGAAATGTAATTTGTTGATTTTTAGATGGCGCGCCCTGCAGGATTCGAACCTGCGACCCACGGCTTAGAAGTTCCTAGAACCACCTTTTAAGTCAACAACATACCACGTCACACCTGCGCTCACACGTCCCATCTTCGAAAAAGATAGAAATTGGTCGAAAGGCATATAAAAGCCTTTACGTCCCATTTTTGTCTCACGTCACCGAGAAATCATAAAACTCACCAGACCTCTCAGTGATGATTGCAGTATCGCTTGTCCTCATTTCTCCATCCATTCTGCAAACCAGCAACGAACAATCACATGCCTTTAGTGAGGCATCAACGACAGGCAGAGCACCGCTAATGATGCCTCGCGGTAGTGTGTCGCTCCGGATCTCATGAAGTATGTAGCCGCTGGCCTCGATATGATGCACTGCTCGATAGATATGCGCAGCTAAACGTAATCTTGCGCTGGACTCGGGAATCCCATAATGAACACCTCAATTACTGCTTATGCATACAGTTTTTTTAAGCAGGGAAATGATAAAGTACCGATGTCATGGGCGCGCCATCCAGGCCATCGATTAACCTTAACAGTTAATAGGTTGCTTTGATTGTAAATTTTAGGATGGAAGTTGAGTGTTGCAGTAATGAGGGGGGGCCGGAACAGGTCCGGGCTAAAATGTATGTTCAGGCAATGTCATATGAACTGTTGAAATCTACGTATGAATCCGTTGATGCAACCCCCCAAACATCGAACATACCTGGGTTAGTTGGTGAGTTTGAAGATCTAACCCAAGCCTGCACGGGGATAGCATTAACACCTAGATTTACCCCTACACCATGCACAGGCACATCCTCTTTGGGTAGTAATGCAGCAGGAATAGAAAATGCAGGTGAAGCCGTTCCTTTTCTCAATCGTCCGCTAATGAATACGCGATGACCGCAAACTATAGCTTTAAAGTTTTTGTCTTTAGCCCACCCATTTATTGGATTGCCCTGAATAGCTGATGGCAAATCATTAAAGCTTCCTAGTCCATTGACATATGCTATAACTTCATCTTTGTTAAAGCCATAACCGCCAGTATATTCAACGCCATATTCACCATTTTCATTAGTTAAAAGCCTTCCATGACTTAAAGTGTTGCCACCAAGAGAATATCCGCTTCTTGTATTGTTCTTTGAGTATCCGTGACCTATATCAATATAAGCTGCATTTTTATTAACTCTTATACCTCCAGATGCTGCGGAAATCGCATGCTGTCCAAGACTCCACCCTACGCACTTATCATTTATTTCAAGTGCGTAGTAATTCCCATAAACCTCAATGGCAGAGAATATGCCGATGTTGATGTTAGTAGTATATCCATCACTAGATGATGCTGCCACCAGACCCCAAGCGGCACCCTGAATTGCGAGTTCTCCTATGGTCACCCTGTCAATAGTCTGCCCGTCATGCGGGTCGTAAATCCCCCCCATAGATATGTCAGGCCATCCTGTGTTATCAATAAGACCAACTTTGATTCCATCAAGATGAATATCCCTGCATTTAGTCCCTGAATCAGATTTAAGAATAAACCCATCACCATATTGAGCATAGCAGTGAGACCATCCCCCGGTGATATTCCACCCTTTTAGAGTTAGGCCATGAAACCCGCCTATGCACTCTACATATCCTTTGTAAACGTCACCGGTTCTTTCAATCAGAATGCTATGAGTCCCTGGCTTTGAAGAAACCCCAAGAGAATTAAGCGTCTTGATATTGTTAACGAAGATATTTGAATTGTCACCAGCTTCATAAATATGAAGGCAATCTTCATAGGTGACATTGGGGAATACATTCTGAGAGACATAATTACCGCAATCAATTCCAAGGTTTTCTATATGAAATCCTTTGGCCTTATTCATAATAAGACCAAGTATTATAGTTCCTGACCCAGGAATGAAGTGCGATTTATCATCTGCAAGCCTTGGCATCCCCATCCCTATAATGGTCAGGTTTTCTATTGTGTTGGTTACGGGCTCCCCATCTGTATGCGTGGGAGAAACAAAGTATCCAGTAAGGTCATAAGGCTTCGATTTGCCAAGAACCAGGACGCTTCCAGGCGTAGTTTCCTGTAGCGCTTGCCTGAGATCCCCGTTGTAAGGAGGGTTATCTACTATGGTTAAAGAAGGAGCAACAAGGATATCATTTGCAAACGCCATTTTTGACCCCAGTAAACCACTCATGGAAAATGCCGAAAGACTTAGGAAATCTCTTCTGTTCATCCGTAACCACTCAACAAGCAAATAATTACAGATCATCACCTTAAAATGGACGAAGTGTCAATTTATTGTGGGGCATCAGGCCAGGATACAGATGATGAAGTTGGGTCTATGTTATGTAGCTTCTTGATATACTCAATCCACTCAGTTAATGATGTTTTATCATCATCACTCCATCATCAAAATACCAGCATCTCATGACGTTGGAAGGAAGTACCATACTCAACTAGAAGAATTGTAACAAAGACGCGTTAGATATGTAGTTGGCACACGTAAGAGGCGGGACGTGCTCAGTTTACAACCACGCAGCTTATCTAGATACACGCCGGGAAATGATGCAGTGGTGGGCGGACTGGCTCGATGAGAAGGTATCATAGGAAAGCAGCACAAAACCTTGCAATCCGATGCAAAGCTTTGTGTGCCTCAATTATGTCTAACTTTACTTTGTTAGGTATTGTCCAGAAAAATATACAGTTCCACCAGCTGGTATCGAGGCGAACCCAGCTACGTTTAATTGACCGTTAGTTTCAATATAACACTCAACTGGGATCATAGCGCTTGTCGCGCTAACACCCCATGCCGGGACAGGCACTCGCTTCAAAGGCCTGCACGCAGCGATAGTGTTATACGCAACCGCAGCTGTTCCGCGAGTCAGTGAACCTGTGATCTGCACAGTCTTGCCGGTTAGCATCATGTCAAAATCACCAGTATCAGCCCACCCATTTACAGGATTACCATCTTTTACGCCTGGATATCCTGAAACAAGAACCGTTCCGTTAACATAACCACGGACAAGAGAGGCATCAAAACCAATACCACCGAGGTAATCAACTCCAGCCTTCCCATTCTCATTAGCAAAGAGCACGCCGTGACTTAAACTGTTGCCTCCCAACGCATAACCACTCTCAGTATTCCCCTTTGAGGATCCGGTTCCAATATTGATTTCTGCAGAGTCCGGGTGAACACGAATGCCGCCAGATGCATTGCTAATTCTGTGCTCACCAATAGTCCAACCAACACATTTATTATCAATGGTTAATGAATAATAGTTCCCATAGACATTGAATGCAGAGTATCTACCAATGCTGACGTTTGTTATGAAACCGGTATTTGCATCAGATGGTATAAATCCCCATGACGCGTTCTGCACAATTAACTCACCAATAGTAATTTTGTCTATTGTTACGTTATCGTGAGCATCATAAATGCCACCAAGCGTTACATCTGGCCATCTGGAGTTATCATAAAGACCTACAGTAATTCTCTCCATGTGTATGTCTGCACATGCGCCACCAGAATCTGATTTAATGATGAAAGCATCACCGTACTGACCATAGCAGTGAGCGCGACCACCTTGCAGGTTTTGGCATTTTATTGTCAGACCGTGGAACCCACCAATACACTCAACATAACCCAAAGTTACACCGGATAATTGTTCAAGCAGAATGCTGTGAGTTCCTGGCTTACTGGCAACGTTAACTGAGCTCAGCGTCTTGACATTGTCAATTTCTATATTGGCGTTGGAACCAACACCATGGTGCGCAAGAGCGTCCTCGTAAGTTTCCGTTGTATACACATTCTGAGATACATAAGCACCAACATCGATCCCAAGGTTGAAGGTTTTAAACCCTCTCGCTTGATTCTTTACCGCCCCTTGAATAACTGTCCCAGTTCCATCGATAAATCTGGTTTTATCATCAGATAACTGAGGCATCCCAGTGCCAACAATAGAGATATTTTCAACTGTGTTCCTGCCAGTTCCGTACAGGCCGGTAATGTTGTATGTTTTTTTACCAAGCCAAAACACAGTACCGGCTTCAGCCTCAGAAAGTGCTGATTTTAGATCTCCGTTATATGGCTCGTTGTCGACGACGACAAATTTAGCCGGAAGGTTATAATGCTCGGCCAGTCCACCAACCAAAAGATAACCGTCTGGTTGGCTCAGCCTGTATTCAAGCTGATCTGGGTCATACTTCAATACGTTAGCAATATAGTCAACCTGATAACCATAGGCATCATAGATAGCCATGCTATGACCCTTAACGGTGACAACTTTCACCAGTTGGCCGTTGTATACGATTTTACCGGCTGCGTTGATAATTAGCGGCTGAGTAATCTGGACGTGAGAGCCATCCTCATTTTCAATGTATACGGGTATCTGATTGGCAGGATTAACCGGATCTGTATCAATCTGACCAATGTAAATTTTCCCATTCGCAACAGCTTTAAACGAACGGGATTCAGTGAAGATGGGACGAGGGTTAGAAACAACTACGTTTGCAGTGATATCTGTCATTTAATTTGCTCCAGATGCAAGGAATCGCCGCAGCGTGGCTACGGCAATGCGTCATTAAGACCACAGTGGTCTTATTGTGGATATAACCAGTAGATCATATGATGCCGATCCACTTACAAAAGTGAGGCATCAGAAATGGGAAGAGATGACCCGCAATTTAATCTGCGGCTACCTTACGAATTAAAGGAAAAGCTGAAACAGCGAGCTAAATCGAATGGCCGCTCACTGAATGCTGAATTAGTGCAGATAGTTACCGAAGCTATATCTAAGCCATCTCCAGTATCAGGCTATCGTGATGAAGAGGAGCGATTAGCCTACTTAATTTCAGAGCAGGTAAAAGAAATAGCGGTTGATATTCTGAGGAAAGAAAAAACCCGCAGTTAAGCGGGTTGGCAAGGATGGCTCAGATTTGAGCCATCACGATTTCAGTGATATTTGACTTACGCCACTTCAACACCATGAATCAGGTGGCGAAGAGCTTCAATGCCATTGGCGTTATAGCGGAAGGCTTCAACCTGTTTACTGGAGTGAGCTGACTTATCCAAAAAGAATTTGCCGTACTGCTCAGTTTTGAGATTGTTCGCGTTAGCTATGCGTCCGATTTTATTGGCGCTGACGCCGATTTTCTCACCCACTTCCGCTGCGGTGTAGTAATGCTCTTCAATCACCGGCAAGGGGATCGCGTCATAACCGATAATCGGATTAATCAGCGAAGCCGCCAGCGTCTGGTGGGACATAGGGTCAAGACGGGGCAGCATCACCATCAGCTCACGAGCGGATGCGATATTTTTCTCCAGCGCCAGTGCTTTCAACTGTTCGGCCTTTGCAAGACGATATTCAGGAAGACCGGAATTACTTTTGGTTGGAACCTGAATTGACTGCATGTCTTCCAACTTATCAACCAAAGAGCGGCGAACCGCTTTAGACTCGCGTGCTGCAACGCGGAGCGCTTGCTTGATGGACATATCAATGATGACCATCGAAGTTTTGTTCGCTTTTTGCACTACACTTTTTGTGTAGTGCTCGCCATCCAGCTCATCTTCAACTTTCTCAATGAATTTGTTATTGCGAACTTCCGGCTCACCGCACTGTTTACGTGCTTCATTGACCATCGCCAGCAGAGACTGGCTATCAATAGTTTTATCCGTGACAACAGATCCGATGTTTGCTACATTCTTAGAAGTCATTCGACATTCCTTATTTAAGTTAGGGTTTGTGACATAGCCGCCAGCAGCCACTGGCGGTTTTTCTTTTGTACATAACTCAATTCAATTTTCGTTTCGGTAATCCTCCGTATGCGATTCCTATGTCATTTCCTGTGAAGCTAACATTAACTCCACGCTCATGTATCTGGTTGGTTATCACGTCGCTCAGACTTCCCACAAATCGCTTAGCAACTAACAGCTCCTTCTGCATCTCCACGAACTGCTGCGCAATTCCGTACATTGCGTGAATGCGAATCTTTGCTCCTGTGATGTCGTAACCATCTTTCTCAAGTTCTTCTAACAATTCCAACTCTGGTGCTCTGTTGCGCTCATCAAGAATGACCCTTGGCGTCATCCAGGCATTTCCAAGTTTACGGTCATGTGGATCAGCCGTCTCAACTGGAAAGTGATAATTACCCATAGCTATTGGTGATGCGTGAACTTCTTTATCGAGTACATCAAGAGCCCAGCGACGAAACTGTTTTGCCTTCGGCGTCTCGGCAAACATTGCAATCAGGTGAGCGCCTCTAATAGAGAACACTCGAACCCTTTTTGTGCGTAAGCTATTGTTTATTCCATTGGTAGTCATATTGACCACCATTGACATGGCTGCTGTAAACTCGTCCTTATTACGCGTATAGAGTTTGGTAATGGACTTCGAGTCGGCATACTCTAGAGCACAAGCAAGCTCAGTAGATGTCAGCCAGATATAACCTCCGTCGACAACAGGGTGGAAGGTTGTGTTCTGGAACTTAAGCTCATAATTTGCTACAGTATTCATGTCGATATTTCCTTTGCGGGATTTGTTCGATAAGAGGCCCAGAGTGTTAGCGCACTGCTGGGCTTCACTGTTTTTATTGGATGACAACATCGCCTTTTGCCTCAAGTTTCATCAATAACTCCATTCGATAAGCAATCTCTGCCTGAATTGATCTATGACATCTTTTTGCTGATTCGCGGATGTGCGAATCAACGTTTTCCGCAAAACGAACCTGACGCGGCTTGATGGAACATATCTTTTCAGCCATTATGCACTCCTGTTTTTGAAAAACTCATAATCTCACTTTTTGTAGTTTGATTATTCACTCACACTCGGAATGAGTCAATGAATTTTTTATGGTGAACTAATGAATTTTGACGATCAATTCCCATCAAGAGTATCTCTGGCAAGACAGTCCAGAGGTATGACGCAGGCGCAGTTGTCAAAATTAGCAGGTGTTGTTCAACGTCAAATAGCTGCATATGAGGGTGGTGAGGCTAAACCACGGCTCCGTGTGTTGCAGGCATTAGCCAACGCATTAGGTACTACGGCTGAGTGGTTAGCTCTGGGTGAAGGTCAGGGACCGGGAACCAAAAACGTCATGCCTGACGTTCTGGTAAAGCAAATACCAATCCTCAAACTAGATGAAGTTATGCATTACCTAAACACAGGTGAACATTCATCGTCTAGATTTCATCCAGCAATATACAATGTTGGTGACTCCGCATTTGCATTGACTATCGAGGGTGAGGCTATGACTACAAGTTCAGGTATTAGCTTTCCCAGAGGATCAGTTGTTACGTTCAGCCCACTAGTAAAAGCTAAAAGCAAAGATTATGTAATAGCATCATTGGATAAAGAGCAAATATTGAGCTTCAAACAGGTTTACATTGGTGAAATAGAGACAAACCTCGTATCTCTAAACCCAATGTTTCCTAATATTCTTGTTAGAAATGAAGACGTTAGTATTTTGGCAACCGCAGTTTACCTTGAAATCCCGTTGCTTTGATATCCTTGATGAAGCTACACATTATCATCTGGTATCCTGCACAAAACTAAGGAGGTTGGTGTGTATATTTCTTTGTCTACCATCGTTTTGGTTATCATCGCCATCTTTCTAATCAACATATGGCAGAAAGGCTCATCCAGTCACGCTGTGGCTTTGAGCAATAAAAATATGCTGATAAAAGAAGCTGAAAGAGTTATTGCATCTATGGAAAAATTATCCTGGACGGAAATGACTGATGGTCAGCGTGAAGTTCATGACTGTGCAATCGAAAGGCTAAGGCTCCTTAAATCTTACAAAAAGAACCATGCTCCTGATCACTACCCATTTATGAGGGAGTGGCCAACATGGTTTAACCCAAACCGTAATACTTGACCATCCTTGGTCATTTATTACTGCTGTGCCTTCTCGCTTGATGCCTGGGCTATAGGTGAAAGCGTTTCAGATACCCGCCTTATCGCTCTGTCATAAGCTGTGCTTCCTTTCGGGGTATTTGCAAGCTTAAGCATGGCGTTACGCAATAACCTTGACTCATAAGCCCTTCCAGCTAAACCAACGCCTGCTCCAATTGCTACAGCTTTGGCGGCAATAGGATTTAGCATACTAGCTAGTGCTGCCGGACCTGCCATAAGTTGTCCAGTTAGTGGGCTGGCAGCGCCGGTTGCCGCCTCCCTTGTTGAATCAAGATATTTCATCACACCATCTAGATATTTACCGTGTTCACCACGGAAGAATGTCGCCGCCTGCTTCCTGTTGCGATGCATCTCATTAATAAACTTTTCCACACTTACGTTTCCAGATGCGTCCGTTGCTTTATCCATAGCCCTTTGAACAATAGCCGCTCTTGCATTCTGCCTTCCCTTGTCATCAAGCAATTTATATAACTGTGAGCGCTCCGCTGGGCTTTGGCTGAAAATAAGCTTTGTTACATCCTCTGGAGTTGTTTTACCATTCTGCAACGCTTTCTGGACGCGAGTATTGCTCATCATGTCGTTGAACTTAGCCCATGACCTATCAACGCGAGCCATGTTCGCAGATTCCTGCGGTCCAAGGTTGGTAGCTACTGCTTTTTTCATATCAGAGGTGTAGGCGTCATATACTGACTTCGCAGCCTTCTCCAGGGTATCTCTATCAACTTCATCCTGAGCTGCCATGAACCGCTTGCGCAAGTTAGTTCTGTTTTCCCTTGCTAATCTTAGGTTGTTTGGGCCGCTGGTTATATCATCCTTGAATTGTTGTAGAACACTAACGGCTGCTCGGTCTTGTGATGCGCCTGGTCTGGTAATGTTAGCAATCTGATTATCGATCGCTTTCACTGTATTAGTGATATCTACTGGAGTGTCTCCCATGGCATCAATAATGCGGTTATATCGCTTACCTGCGGCATTAATAAACTGTTGCTGGCCCTTAGTAGCAGAATTGTAAAGCTGCGCATCAGAAATCCCTCCTACGTTATCGCTGAAGGTTTTAACAAGATTCTCTCTTGCAGATTGCTGAGCACTTCTTAATCCACCAGTACCGGCTAATGGAATTCGCTCAGCCAGCGTCCTAGCTTGCTTTCCGATATTAGTTTCTGGTGGAACAACATCAGTGGTCATCAATGGCAGGTTGTTCTGCTTGGCAAAATCAATCTGAGCTTGTTTTTCAGGAGCAATCTTACCCATAGCAGAACGCGACACTGCGCTTGCGGTGTTTTCTACCCCCTTCAGTACCCCACCAAGACCAGCGGAAATTGTAGTTTGAACTGGATTAACATCCTCACCGCCAGCGATCTGAGTGGCCCCCTGTAAAGCTAGATCAGTAGCGCCTGACTTTAGTGTTGCACCTACAACAGACGCAGCTCTACCTGCTGGAGTGAATGCAAGAGCGTTTGCCAAGAATGACGTTATATCCTGCGGTGACAAACCAGGCTTGTTAAGTGCATATTCTCCAGAAGGAAGGGTGACTATGGAATTTCCCTTCTCATCCTTCCGGATTTTCCCGCCAATGCTTTGCAGTATCTTCTCCTGTGAAGCGTCGGAACCAAATAGTTGCCCCCATCCAGCGCGCAGCGCATCGGTACTTAGGCTATTAAGTTCTGGAGCAGACCCAACATTTTGCAGTCTCTCCATTTCTGGTGTCATCCGGCTTTCACCGGTAACGGCATCGCGCATTGCAGCACCTAAAACAGCCCCTTGCTCAGCAGAGCGATCTAGCCCTTCCTTCTGCTGAGTGGCAAGCTGTGCATATCCTGATACAAGTGAGTTGTCTGCTGGCGCTTGCTGAACATCTTGTTGTGTTGGCGCTGACTGACCAGCAAAATACTCATCAATAGCAGCACCAATATCTTCCGTGCTGGTTCCATCAGGGAAGGTGAATGTCTTACCGTTGGCTGTAACTTTCATTATTCCACCGTGAATTGAATGCCGGATTTAGACGTGTAGCTTCCTCCGACTGATTGCTGAGTCGCTGGCTGCTGCCTTGATGATTTCTGCCCACCATTACCAACATCAACGTTGTACTGCTTGTTGTAGTTGTCGGTGTACTCTTGAATTTCTCTGGCTGATCGCTGTGCTGCTTCCGGGCTTGAGAAATCAAACTGTGGCATACCCTGAAAGTACATTTTCGCCTCTGCAACGGTGTTGATGCCGGATGCCCCCATATCCCTTGCTGCCGCTATGCCTTGATTTTGCATGCGACCCTGAATGCGCTGAGTAGCGTTGTAGAGTTGGCGTTGTTCTTTTCCAGAAAGCCTAGTGATCACATCTGCCCCTAACGCGGCCGTTCCGTTACCTCCAGTGACCCCCGTAATAAATTCCAAATCACCAGGTTTCGCACCTGCTATGGCATCAAGATCTTTCTTCATCGCGTAGTTCTGTGCGCTTGCCGCAGCCGTTGGAGGTGCAGCAATGGCGCTTGCCGGGACACGAACCATATTTCCGTTATCGTCAGTACCTTCGTAAAATGCACTAGCGCCAGATCCATGCAGCTTGCCATTGACATTAACGGTACGCCCGTCTGCTAATTGCACAACATTTTCCCCACCTGCATCCGGCCTGCCACGAACACGAAGATAAGTTTTTTGTTGTTCTGGCGACAAGCTATTGAAATACTGATATTCACGGACTGATGCCGGAACCGCCCCACCCGCAGAACGTAGCGAGTTTTGGGCACTAATATCCTGCCCCCTTCGAGCGGTAGCGGCACTAATATCCTGCCCTCTTGCGGTTAACTGGTTTCTTTCTCCTTCAAGTTGGCGACCAACCATCTTATCCTGAACAGCAAACGCCTTTTCTGTCCCAAGCGCACCGAGAGACATCGTAGTCAACATGTGTGATAGCTGTTCTGGGTTCTGTACTCCAGTCTGGATCATCCAGTCTGGATTAGCGCCAACACGGTTTAACCTGTCCTTGTTATCAGTAATGAATTTACTGTAGGATTCCGGCCCCTGAGAAAGAGCGACGTTAGCCTTCATAGCCAAATCGCCCATATCGTTACGCTGCTGCTCATTAAGACCGGAAAACGCCTGCTGTGCCTGCGCAACAAACGCCGGGTTTTCCTGAGCAAACTTAAACAGGCCAGACGGGTCGCCAGTAGCCCATGCGTTGGCATGAACCTGGTTGAATGCGTTTAGCGCTTTCTGTTGCTGTTCCTGCTTATAAATATCAGCAACTCCAGCCAGACCACGCAGCCCTGTTAAAGCCACATTATTTGCACCTGAACGAGCCAAATCATTGTTTTCGCGAATCAGTCCAAGCGTTGCGTTAATGTCGCTTGCCTTTGGCGCATTCTCATTTTGCGCGCCAATGCCAGCCAGAAAACCACCAGAATTAATACCCTGTTGCCACGTAGCCATTGATTACCCCTTAAAACAACGAACCAAGCAGACCAATACCGCCGCCGATCGCAGCCCCCCACGGAGTTGATGAACCAATTAATTTCGCAAGTCCAGCCCCAGCAATAGCACCAGACGCACCTCCGCCAATAGCAGATTGCATTGCTGATGGTCTGTTGGCATTTGCCGCTGCAAGAGCCGCGCTTTGCTGTGAAATCTGGCTCATATTGTTGGCATATGTCTGTCCGGCGTTTGCCTGCCCCTGAAGCGCACCAAGACCAATATTTGCAAGGTTCTGATAGTTATTCATCTGACCTGACAGCCATTGCTGACCAAGTGTTGGGGCGATTGCTGAAAGCTGGTTACTGGTCGCTGTAGAACCAAGGCCACCTGTTGCTTCTGCCGCTGCCAGATTCTGGTAACGTGCCTGCCCGGCAAGGTCTTTATACTGCTGAGAGTTGTAATAATCGTTAAGCGCCTGCCCCTGACCTTCGAGAGAGGATAAACCTTCAAGACTGCCGATATACTTATCTGCCAGAGGAGTAAACGGCTTCAGGTTGTTCATGATGGTGTTGAACTGCTGGTTTTGCAGGTCTGCGGCATACTTTTGCGCTTCTGCTGCATACTTTGCGCTTTTATCTGCGCCACCTTTTCCGCCTTTTTCAGGGCAAAGAGGTTCCTCACCGCGCAGTTTTCTGCCCAGCTTAAATGCATATAACATGTTTATCTCCCGTTATTCAGGAAGTCGGTTAACTCTTCTCGGGTGGCGGCGTAAAATGTCACGTCATCCACGCCTTTGAAGTATTTCTTGATGGTTCCCACACGCTTAAGGCCAATCATTGCGCAGTACATCTGACCGTGGCGAAATTTGCGTGCAGCAAATGATGTAACGCACTGAACGGTGGTGTTGGCGAGAATGTATCGCCAGAACGTCAGCCCGATTTCCTTACTGAATCCTCTAATCTCAGGCAGATACATGGCGTGGCAGTCAAAGGTCAGCGGCTGAATCTCGTTGTAATACACGATGCCACCGAACTGACCATGTACGTTCACTTCGAAATAGCGGCACTCAGGCTTGTAGTCGTATCCGTCACCGTTGTTGCTCCCGGCAATAATGTCAGGATGGTTGCCGACAGTTTCTATCAGGTCGATGTTGCGTGTTGGAGTGAATGTAATCATCAGTTGATCAATCCATGAGTTCGTATTGCATCTTCGAGAGCTTTGATACGCTGCCGCGCCTGCTGCAATCCGTTAGCCATAGCTGATACCTCAGACTGCGTATATGTGGCACTGACCGTGTATGCCTGGTTAGCGTTGAATGTGCCGAGAAGTGCTGCTCCGGTTGCTGCTGTCCATCCTGTCTGTCGCGCACCGATAACTTTAGTGCCGCCAACTGAATAGGACGTTGTCACGTTGAGAGGTGACGCCAGCGATTGAGAAGCAGTTGCTGACTTCGATACGTAATCAGCCTGCAATGAAGAAATAGTGCTTTCAGCAGCCGTAACCCTACCATCAAGAGCACTGACATCAGCCTGCAAGGTGACTATTTTGCCTTCAGCCGTGGTTAGTCTGACATCCAGTACCGCAATTGCATTGGCATTTGCAGTAATACGTATTTCATGGTCGTCTACGTCGATGCGTAACTGTTGAATTCTCTCTTCGTGGTCTGCAAGCTCAACATCCTGCTCATCGTTCTTTACCTGCGCGTCATAGGCGCCTTGCCCTGCTTCGTTTGCCTTTCCCGCAATAGCGCCAACATCAGTACCCTGATTTATGACATACAGAAGGTAAGACTGACTGAATATGTTGCGAGGGAGAATAGATGCATCAATGCGTGTAGCCTGAACCACGACAGGCTTATTAAGTGACGGGTCTGCCATATTTTACTCCAGACGAATTTGACACCCGGATAGTGTTACTGGTGATTTGGTGATTACCCGCAGTTTGAATCCGATTAATCGACGAATGCGCCCAACACGTTTCCATAAAACTCTCTTGTCGTACACAAACGGCTCATTCTGCTCAATCATCTGTTCGCGACCGTAATTGATTCCGTCTGTGGTTGCAGACAGGAACAGGCGGTCAGCGTATTGAGCAACACCAGTGGATGATTCAACTTCCAGATCGAAGCATCTGGCGTTATCTGCCTTGAAGAGGGGCGTAAACAACAGGTGTTCTTGCTGCTTGTCGTACTGACTACTGATGTCGAATTGCAACTGCCCCGTCACCGCTTCTGACTTGTCGCCACACGTAATCTGGTTGCCTTCGTACATGAAATCGATGGCGCGATAAACATCGTCGTATAAACCGGTTTTCAGTATGCACCATTGCGGCCCGTTCTGGCTTGATGAGGCATCGTAAACCAGCACATGACGCGGGAGATGGATAATCAGCAGTTCATGCGAATCGAACCTCAACGCTTCCATCACCCCGGTTGCCAGTTCATCAGCCGTGTATGAGCGGATAATTTTCTCAATACTGGCCGTCGCAATTGGTGAAGCCTGCCCTGACCCGATAATGTAGACGGAAGGTGCACCAGTAGCCGGGTGACTGATGAATGCATATGAATCAGCGAATGGCGTTTTACAGTATGTTCCGGCAATGCCCTTCTGTACCATCAGCGATGGCTGTGCGACATACAACGCAGCGCCAGCGGTGGTTGCACCAGTCAGGGAAAAATATTCAATCGTCGATGAACCAAAGCAGACAATGAAGTCTCGCCATGTGCCGATACCGATGATGCCGTCCGGCTGCGATTCTGCGCGATATTGTGCGCTGTATCGGTCAGGATGCGATTCGTCTTTAAGGTCAGTGATAAACCATGAATCAGTGCCGTCTTTTGACCACGCATAACGCCCACGTAAGCGAGTAATGTCACGGACTGAACCTAACTCATACTGCGTGAATCCGCTGTCTGCAGGCCAGTTTGCCATCGTCTTAACGGCGCCATCGTATCGGTACTCGATGAGCTGACCGTTCACACCTACCGCCTGAGAAGTACGACCGTGAGCAAGAGATACGCGGCCTGCCCCGGCAACGTCTCCGACTACGGTTTCGCCTTTGTAGAGCTTCCCACCACAGACGCGATATACGGCGTTCTGAGCGGTATTGTATTCAACACCACGCGATACACCATTTACATCGTTGCGCTTCGCTATGCCTGGGAATGAGCGTAAATAACCCGATGAGTTGAGGGCTTCTTTCGGTGTGGCCAACATATTGATTGGTAGGTAATCAATGTAGTCGGCATTCTTGAAGTCTTTACCCATTCCCTTCATCATGGGGAGTTGTTGAATCGGCATTCTGCTCTCCGGGGAAATAATGCCATTCGTTCAGATTGGCGAAACTGTTTCCACTGCCAGTTGGCATACGTGACGGGTAAGGAGCTCTTTTTGCTCTGGCGATGGCGGTCTGCTTATAGAGAAGCTCCTTCCCATATTTAGCGGTTGCGATAATTTTGGCGGTAGCCTCAAGCGCATAATCCGGCGCAATTCTGCAGGCCAGATTGTGGAATACTGCGCTGACTGCACTGGAGCGAAGGCCGTGGTCATCACCTTCAGCGGGAGGATTATCATCATCTGAGAATACATAGCCGGTGATGATGCCCTTTCCGTCCTGATACCACTCAGCCATCATCGCTTCAAGGTCGTCAACAGCATCCTGCATAGACTGTGGCTCAACATCAGTGAGAGTTGCATCTGATGCTACGCCCAGCTTACGCAGCGCCTCCCTGACCAGATCGCCTTTAGTCTTTATCTGCATCGCTTACCGCCTTGGGCTTACGTCCTTTGCGCGGCTTAGCATCGCCCGCTTCCGAGGACAGCAACTTTGAAGGATGGTCAAGCCAGCCATCTTTGACATATTCGGGAAGTTCGCTGGAGTCGATGACCTTCATCTGAGCCATTACGCCCCATACCATGACGCTTCCGTCCGGCTTATAGATTGCTATTTTCATAGCCACTCCATAAAGAAAGGGGCCGAAGCCCCTGTTAGTTACGCAGTCTGACCAGGCAGGCCAACACCGATTGCTTCCGGTCGTGTCGCGTTTACGCCGTACCACAGCGCAATACGGCACAGGCCGGACAGGGTGGAAATATCACCCTGCGTAGCGAAGATACCGTTAAGGCCGACATCCGGGATGCTGAATGAGGTAGTTTTCATACCTGCAAACAGTTCGTGGTTAGCCGGAATGGGCTGAGACACAATACGGATGGCGTCATCAGCCCAGAACACGTTGGTGCGAGCATCCTTAACGTTCAGGATGTTCACCGCCATTGCATCAGCCAGCGAGGTGTTAACGTTGGCGTATGCCCGTTGCTCAGGAGAAAGAGAAACATCATCCAGTGCTACAGGCTTCGGCGTGATTTCAACGTGAGTACCATCAACAACGCGAACTACGGAGAAAGTCGCGTCCTGCGCCAGTACGTTCTTAGCCATCTGACCAAGGAACTTCACGCCAGTAAAAGAAATTTTGTCGCCGCGTTTCAGGCCGGTAGTTGCAGACAGGGTGACGGTAGCAAAACGGTTATCAACGTTAACTTTGTTGCCATCGTTATCCAGTTGCCATGCGACAGGCTTGAAGGACTGCGCACCGGATACAGTGATGCCAGTTGCAGTAGATTTGGTCAGCACAGGAAGTTTCGGAGAGCGCAGGACATCATCGAAGCCAGCAACCTGACGCTGGATAGTGCCATCGCGGTACGCTTCTTCAGGAATGCGCCCGAAGATATCGCGCTTATTCAGGTCATAACCCGCCTTTTTGTAGTCCTGTGGGTTGAAGAAGTACGATGTCCCCATGTCGCGGTTAAGTTCGCGGGAGAACATCAGTTCTTCTGCATCGGCCACAAAGTTCCATGCGTCTGCGGTGTTAGTGCCGATAGCGTCCGGCGAAGTGATAACCAATGACCCCATCTCGGCGGCCATGTTTGCGACTTTCAGCTCAACGTTGTTAGCCAGTTTGCGAGCTGCTGACTGGATGCGGTGACGATACGCAGTCTCGTCTCGCAAGTCATCTGCGCGTAACTGGAAGAAGTCGTTATCCGGCTCTCCCATGTTTACCGCGACGTTAAGCTCCAGTAACCCTGTCGCTTTATCAGTTAAATCCCAACCCTCCTGAGTGGGGGACTCCTGCTCTACAGGCATCCAGATGGTATTGCTGGAGCGCTGCATAGAAGCCGCAGGCGGGGTGTATTTCTTGGCTTTCTGCGCCATTGGAGTGATTGCGGAGATGGTGTCAATAATCTCATCCACCGCCAGTGTAACAATTTGACCTTCGTTCAAAGCCATTATCGGATTCCTTTAAGTTTTGCCTTTAGCTTGCGGTAAGTTTCCACATCTCCCTTGCTCGCAGCCGCATCCATCTGTTTACGAATGGCATCTTTATTTGCTGCGCTGACATCACCGGTAATCGGCTGGTCAGCAGGGGGAGCGGAAGAGATTTGTTTACCGCGAGGCTTGAGAGTTAAGCGTTCGGATAGTCGAGTTAGTTCAATCAGCGCGGACTGCCCATCCATCGCCAGTAACTGGCGGGCTTTCTCCGGGTTTGCACCCAGGTGATACATGAGCGCGGCGGACTTCTCCGGGAACAGGCGCATAATGTCGGCCCCAACCGCAGGCGGAACCAGTTGCATAAATGCGTCTTCTTTCTCCTGATAGTCAGGGATATTGAGCTTTTCCGCCGCGTCATAGTGTTTGCGGGCAGCTTCGACGTATTGCGCTGATTGCTGGGTAAACTCCTGAGTTTTGCGGCCCTGTTCTGCTACGGCATTGCTGCGGGCGTCCTGCGCTTTCATTAGCCATTCGGTATTAGCAGCATTGAAAGCGGCAAGCGCACGGCTGTTGTCATAGTCATATTTGGCCAGGCCTTCTTCTGACAGATAGGCATTAATATCCGGCTGAGGTGGAAGGTCAGGGTTTACCCGTAAACTCTCCGGCAATTCTCCGCGTTTAACTGCTTCCATCTGCTGCTCAAGCTCGCGCTGTCGTTTGCGCTCGATGCGGCGGCGGGCGAATTCTGCGTTCTTTGCCGGGTCTTGTTTTGGTGCTGTCTCATCTTCCTTCAGGACAATCTCAAAGCCATCTTCCTGACCTGCATTGTCGTTGGCATTATCGACAACTAAGCTATCAGCAGATGCCGCTGCATAATCGCCGGACAGGGTTAAGTCTTCAGTTGCCTGAATTTCGGTGGTTGGTTCCATGATTAACTCTCTCTTATTGAGGTGTCTCGGCTACACTGCCGGAAGGTTGATTTTGTCTCTGCGATTGCAGGATGTTGGCAATGTCCATTCGCTGCTTGTGCGTCTGTTCATTGCCTTTAAGGAGTAACTCAGCATTTGCGCGAGCGTCTTCGCTGCGGTCCTGCTGGAATGAAGCAACGGTTTTGAGGAACTCTCTAAACTCAGATTGTTTACTGAGGTCCATGTTGTTGAATATTTCTGCGATTTTCGCAGCGTTAAGTTGGTTTTGAGCTTCGACTTTAGCCGCGTCGATTTGAAGAGATAGCGTCTGATTCTGCGCTTTAGCCAGTTCAGCCTGACCTTGCAACAGCACACCCTGCGCCTGAACCATTGCCGGGTCTTGCTGTCCTTGTTTGGCCTGCTGCGCTTCGACAAACCATTGCTGCTCTTCAGGTGTTTCCGGCTTCTTAACGCCCATCTGAATAAGCTGCTTATTGGCATAGTCACGCATCATCTCGACACCTTTACCATCAAGCAGGGTGAAGTACTGAAGCAACAGCAGTTGATATTCTGGCGTTCCCTGTGGCGTCTTGCCGAGCAACTCAAGAATTTCTGCACGGTTTTGCTGCTTCATGGACTGGAATGATGGCCCAACATCCGTGTAGCACTCATAGCGCCCCCTGATATCGTTCAGTACCTGCCGTTCACCAGTGGCAAGGTCAACAACCTCAGCCATTAGCTGAACCTCTTTTTCGCTGCCATCCTCAAGGGTTATTACCACGTTGCGAGGAACATCGTAGATGTCATTAACTATCGACTGGTAAATCTCGCCGTCACGACGCATAGCGGTAGCCAGATTATCCTGAAACACGTATGTCTCAAGGTCAGCGCGCATGTTTAGTTGGTTAACAGTGTCGTAGGCTACCTGTCCACCGTTTACTGCTTCTGCATCAACGCCGAGCGTCGCTACCTCTTTCACTGCTGCGGTTGCAGCTTCCAGCATATAGGCATTGGCCTGTGGAACTTCCGGATTTTCGTAATATGCCAGCGGCTGAGTTGGCATTTCTCCGCTGTTTTCATCAGTGCGATTGAGCAGGTAGTACGGGTAATCGTCGTTACCGTCGTACATATGCTCAAAGCCTGCAATCTGCTCAGGCCAGAAGAACGGCTTCTTCTTCGGAGTACGGGCCACGATATCGGCGTTGAAGGACATAATCATGTTGCGCAGACGCTGACCGTCTTTTGTCAGGCGGACGACACCCTCATACACTTCTTTATCTTCAACGAAGCCCCACTCTCCGAATACCGGAACAATGGGGATATGCTCGCCAGCAATGAGCTGCTTGTCTTTCAGTACTGCGGTGCTGGTGATAATCGATTTGTATACCCGGCGACGCTTAATCTGGCGCTCTGCAATTTTGATAAATCCACTATCAGCCAGGTCGTCGATGACGTCTTTAATATCGCGCTTAAAGTAGCTTACCGGCTCACCCGTAACCGGGTCTTGGTAGATATACGCCGTCTCTTTCTTCTCGACCACTTCGTAAAACTCAGCGATCTGAATTGTGTCCTGCGTCAGCCATGGAAACACCCAATCGTTGGGGTTCTGGAATGATGGAATATCATCAGCATTGAGGTCGTATTTTTCTGCGAAATCCTCCCAACCATTCTGGCTCATTGAGTGGATAACTGTGCAGTGACGGGCGTCAGACTTGTCCATCAGTTTGCTGTTGCTGTCCCAGATAACATGGGAGCAGGCACTATGGATAGGCTCTCGACGGATAACCTGATTGTTGCTAGTTGGACTTTGGTCTTCGTAGTCAGTGACCAGACGCCACGCACCCACGCCTGCTTCAATCTGCTCACGAACGGCTATGTTGACAGCAATTTTCGCCGTATTGTGCCGCATGTCGGTGCGATACATGCCCATCAGCACATCAGCAGCGTCAGGACTTGCTCCATCCTTTGGACGATACAGAACATCAATAGGGTTCTGACGCATCTCAGAAACGAGCTTGCGCACTACCGGTCGAACGCAATCGAACTGCCCGCGATATTGCAGGGTTGTGTATTGTGATAGCCAGTCATCCCATTGGCTGATCCGACTAAAGAACAGGTCGTTCTTCGCCTCTCGTCTGGCTTCATCACTGGCTGTCCAGTCCGCATCAAAGCGCGACAGGATGCTCTCCAGCCTGTTTTCATTGTCGGCCATTATCGTCCTCTGCGTACTGGTCTAATCGGTGCGGGAATTGCTTTTGAAGGTTTGTTTTTGACTACCGGGAATGCAAATGTCAGCGCCAGCGCATCGGCCCGGTTGGGTGACGGAACGCCACGACGTTTCATATCGTCTTTGGACTCCAGAACAATCTTACCGTCTAGCTTCACTTTGTATTCAGGGGCGACAATCTCATCAGCGGTCTGCTGGTCATCAATGCTTCCGCCTTCATTCAGCCAGGATTTCATTGCGTTCCACATCTCGCCGCGCTTATTGAGCATTGCCGGGTCTTTCGATTCTCCCGCGAAGCTCACGAGTTGCCACTTTCTGCCCCACGACTTACCAACAGAATGAATGCCAGTTCCGTAACCGAAATCGATGAATACCGCGTCAGCTTTATGTTCATCTTCGATAGCAGCTACTACCTGCGCAAACTTCACATCGTCATCTGTTTTTGGGTAAGAACCTAAAAGCCTTGAATAAAGCCCCTGCCGCAGATAGATACACGCCTCATCACTGCCGGAGTATGCCGGGTCAACGCCGATAATCTTTGGAGCGAATCCATATTGACTGTGCTCCAGCTTTCTTGACATACCGGCATCAGCATAGCTTTGGGGAATAAATTGCAGGTCAGACGCAGACGGGAAGAGGCCACGAACGCGTACTTTAAAGAAGTCGCTATCCTCACCGTAATCGTTTCGCCATTCTTCAATGAGCTCTTTGTTCGTCATCTTCGCCAGACGACTATCAATTTGCTTGCGTCTCCAGCGATGCTTGAATTTACGGAAACATTCACGGAAGCGCCCGGTGTTACGTGTCGGGTTGCCGAACGCGAACCAGAAAGGCTCTCCGTCTGTCAGGCCGCCCTCAGCCACCTCCCAAATCTTGTCAGGCACCGCCGAGGCTTCATCGAAGATATAGAACGGGCTTGAGTTTGCAGCGTGGAGGCCAGCAAATGATTCGCTGTTTTCCTCGCGACAGGTCTGGCCGTCACAACGCCATGACTCCATGTGGTCTACATGGTAGATGTTCATGTTGCCTTTGCCGTTGTTGTATTCGAACCAGTGCCCGGTGATACAACGCTTCTTCCATTTACCAAGCTCGCCCCATGTTTTGGTTCGAAGCTGCTCTGAGGTGTTGGCTGTTACAACGCCCTTGCAGAACGGGCGGGTGCTCATGATGTAGAGAATTACCCATGCAGTGAGTGCACTTTTCCCGATGCCGTGACCTGAGCTTGTTGCGCAGCGGTATGCTTCTACTGGCTTTACACCATCAAAGTTGTTAGTGCGAATCGCCTCACCCCAATCAGTGAGAAACTCTTTCTGCCACTCATCTGGACCGTCGAAGCCATCAAGCTCGCCAGCTCCCCACTCAAATGCATACATCACAAATCCGAGTGGGTCATAGAAGAATCGCCCCATATCGTCGGCAAGCATTGCCTCAAATTCTGATGACATCACTCACCCCTTGCGCGTTTACGGGCCTCCTGAATGCGCTGAATCAGGCTAACCTCTCCGGTGTGTTCTACTTCCTGTTTGTCACGCCATTTATCTCGCTGCCTGTTCTTAAGCCAGAAAATGGCAGCAGTCGTATCGGGTGGATAATGTTTCACAGTAGGAGTTATGACGATCGAACCATCGACAGCGCGAATATCATCTTCTGGGTGTTCGTACCCGGTGGCGCGGTGGAATAACTTTGCGGCGACTTCACTGTCCGCAACAGCCTTACCCTTTTTTATGGACTCAAGAAAATCAGGATGCGCGTGCTTCCACGCATTGATTGTTTGCTCGCTAACATCAAAGAAAGAAGCCAGTTCCGCATCTGTATGCCCTAACAGACAAAGTTTTCTCGCCTGCTCGGCATACTCTGGTTTGTAAGCCGATGGGCGACCAATTTTCTTATCTTCAGCCGCCATATCATTTCCTTGTTAACTTCCTTGGGTAGTTGCGATAGTCACGTTAGCAGAACCATCGAATGAAGTTGAACCTGTGACAGCGCCGGTTAGTGTGATAGTGCGAGCAGTAGATAACTTATCCGCTGTCTCTGCATTCGTTACTGAACCGCTTGCGGAAGTGTACTTAGCTTCAAATGCTGTCTTGCTCATATAGAGGAGCTCGCCGTACTGGCTTCGGAACAGATATCCACCGACCTCCGGCTTGAATACGGCTACTGTTTGCGCTGACATGTACTGGTCAGTATACGGACCGTCGAATTCTGCGTTTGCACTTCCGTCATTAGCGTATTTGATAGCTTTAATCGGAAGAGCAGACACATATGCACCGTCAGCATCTTTGTAGAGAGGCCATGATGGCGTGAAATTTGGATTTGCCATGATTATGCTCCGGTAGTGAACAGGTCTAACGCTTCCTTCGATTTACGCACAGCTTCTATAGTACGGGTCGTGATATCTGAATTAGCGCCGCCTGACTGGAAGTGAATTTTGAATAGCTCAAGCTTCAGCTCGTCCGTGCCGATGAATTGAAATGCTTCTTCTGCGGCTGCGTTCTGGTTCATTACCAGTTTGTAAATCTCTAACTGGAATTTCTGTTCTTCAGTCATGGGAATAATCTCTGCCATTGTTGGCTCCGTTTATCCGTTAAAAGGGATATCAGTTAAGTTATCCCGTGTAGGGTATAAGCCATTATCAAAGTCACTCGGCATGGAATGGCTTTTGTAATAGCAATAAAAAAACCGCCCGGAGGCGGCTTGTGTTAAAGCCCCAAGAGAGGCTTAAAGTCATTTAGCTTCTCTGCTTTAATAACCAATCCGAGATTCATTGTAATTTCCGAACGCACAACTGGTGTGGCGACTGTTGGTACGTCAATAATTTCAATATTCCCACTAACATTCGTTACCGGCCCTGCATACAGCAACCCAAGGAAAATTAATCTCTCCCCCATAGCAATACCATCATTAGTAGCATATGAGCCTTGGTTCATTATATAAACAGGAGAACCGCTAGAACCACCGAAGCAAGCCATATCAATGAGGAATTCAGGCTTACCCTTCCAGTTTTCCATAGGTGATGATGCTGTGATGCCTTTCCTGGTAACAGGCCTATTGTTTACAGAATCCCATAATCCATTTGGATACCCTGTCATGTAAACGTCTTCGACAGGAGTAATGTAATTGTTACCACGCATCTGACGATCTGAGAAAAAGAAGAGTTCTGGGCGAATGCCACTTTTCTCCATCTCATTCAGCAATCCAGCGATAGGCAATATGCATATATCAACATTATCATCAGGGTGCATAATGAACGCATTTGCCCCCTCTGGAATTGTTAGGTTATAAAATTTTATTTCAGGATTTGCGCTGTCGGTAATGTTTAGATGTAGTCTAACTTCTGTTGCCCCGTTAACGACATGCTTATTAGTTACCAAGAGTGGAACAATCTTTCCACCACCTTCCATAACAAAGCAAAACCAGAAAGCAGTTCCTACCGAGGTTCCCTCTGGAGTATCACTTTCAACTCTAAGTGTAGACTTATAAATATCTTGACTGACAGACATATCCGTAAATCCCATATTTAAAAAGGGGATCAATATAGCATCAATCACATAAGAATTATCTGATCTGCTCGATGTATTGACCAAAGATATAAAACTTCTTCATGGCAGCAAAATAGTCTTCTACAGAGAGGTCCGAGACTCTTCAATCTTCTTGATACTAGCCTTATCGATGTTGCACTGACCCAGCGCCGATAGCAGGCTGACATTCAGATCCAGACTGGCCCCATAGGTCAGCGGTTCGGGAATGGCTGGCTGTTGCGTCTCAGCTGTCAGGTTTGCCGGTAGAGGCACTACCGGAACCGGTACGTAAACTATCCGCGAATTGCCGCAGCCGGTCAGCAGCAGCAGCAGGCACAGGCCGATGAGCGCAGTCATCATTCGCAATAGCCACTTTGATATCTGCCTGGGCTCCCTGTGACTCCAGTGTGATCTGGTTCTTTGCATCCTGGTTGGCCTCTGAAATGGCATTGATGATGTTCACGAACTGAATGACGTTGGCGGTGATCGCCTCGGCGGCGTTGGCGTTCTGCTCGGCAGCATCTGCGCGTAGCCGTTCCGCCTGGTACTTATCGTGGTAATGGCTGGCTGACCAGACGATGCCGCCCAGTACGCTCAGTGCGAACGCGAAGATAATTATCTTGTAGTGGATCTTCATTGCTGCCCCCACAAACAGACTTCACGCTCAATCTCACGGCGAGTCATCAGGCCTTTCCATTGCTTACCGCCAGCGTATGTCCAGCGACGTAGCTGATCACATGCGCCTTTGATATCGCCCTGGTTTATTTTGCGAAGAAGTGTCGATGTTCTGAAGTTGCCTGCGCCAACATTGTAAACTAACGAGTAAAGAGCGCCGCGCGTTGTTTCCGGTATATCGACTTTGATGTACGGGTTAATTTGTCTGGCGACAGTGACAAGGTCTTTATTCAGGAGGGATTTGCATTCTGCTTCGGTATACGTTTTACCAGGCATGATGTCTTTTCCGGTGTGGCCATAACACACAGTCAACACACCAACTACGTCCTTATATGGTTTGTATCTGACACCTTCCAGACCATCGTTACCACCGGGGCCAGTGATTAATACAGATGCTATAGCAATAGCCCCGCCACTTATCGCCGCTATTACGCTATTTCGTAGTGCCGGTGACATTGCCATTCAATCTGTCCTCACGCTCTTTGCGTTTGTAGTACCAGTTGATGCCAAATGTGCCGACAGTACAAAGAATACCAATGATTACAGCCCAGTCATTTAGGGAGAGAATGCCACCCATCGCAGTCAGTCCTCCGAAGCTGTAACTGAACCATTCTCTGATTTTGTCCATACGGTACATGCTCTACCCCCTTTATTGAGGGGATTTGCTCTATTTAATTAGGAATAAGGTCGATTACTGATAGAACAAATCCAGGCTACTCTGTTTAGTAATCAGATTTGTTCGTGACCGATATGCACGGGCAAAACGGCAGGAGGTTGTTATCGCAACCTCTTGCCACCCGCTTTCGCGAAGGTCATGTGTAGAAGGCCGCAGCATAACTATCACTGATTAGTTCAGGATAGCCAGTGGCTACGGCTCAGTTATGGTGCTGGTTAACGGACTTGAACCGCTACCCATTCGCTTACAAGGCGACTGCTCTACCATTGGAGCTAAACCAGCATGTTTGGCGGGACAGCGTGGACTCGAACCACGATAAGAAGGTTAACAGCCTTCCGTAATGACCTTTATACGACTGACCCAAATAAAAAAAGCCACCGTTGCAACTTAAGAGTCACTAACGGCAGCTTACCTTCTAATTATGGCTAAATGGATAATTGCATGTCAAGGCTTTTAACAGCAACATGCTTAACTTTCTCAACACGTTTACGCATTTTGAAAGCTTTTTGCATTGGCTGGTATAAAACAAATAATGACGCTTTCAGGATGTCGTCAATTTCATTTCTACAGGTTGCCAGTGAAGGTTTTCTCCATCCCTCGCCACCACGTCCACACATCTTGCGTGGCTTTGCAGTCGCGTGATAGTAGGATGCAATTGCTCGCTTGGATGAACCATGAGCGTAGTAGCTGAGGAGGATGCCAAAGGCTTTCTTGTCAATGTACATGACGGAATCGACGACCTGAGAAATCAACATTCCATCATCATCATTGCACATTGGTCTTGTCATAACTCTCCCCGGCTCTACGCTCTCCATGAACTGCGCTATAACGCTGCTCATGCGTTTTTCGAGTCTTCCTGAATAAACCCATGCTCCCCATAGCTCAAGCCACCCATTAAGCCAGTCATGCTGCTCTTTAGTGAGGTTCAATTCTCGTATACTCATGCAGCATTGCCTCCCGACGGCTTGTTCAATCCAAGCCGGTTCACCAGTTCGCGCTCTCGATCATGCAGATAATTCATTGCCTTCTGGTGTTGCTCTGTCATCTCTCTGATGCTGCGCAATTCAGCTTCGTCACGTTCACGCTGCTGTTTCGCCTGGTTAATGCTGGTTACGGTCATAAATACCTCTCCCGCCCTGATGAATCATTAAAACGCCGTTAACGATGGCGTGATGCCTGGCTTCTTTGTCGTACAGATAACGCCTGACTGTGTTGCGGTGGCACGATAAGCGCCGAGCGACTTCTGTCTGGTTTCCATATGTCTCTATGAGCATGTCTGGAATGGTTTTTACTGAGAACGTCATGCGGCCTCCAGTAGCTCTGTAATCATTGGCAAACGCCCACAGGTTTCAGTCACAACCAGTACAAGCATTCCGCCTTTAACCGCCTGACAGCGCTTGATGCGCATATCGTCTATCTGGCCGTCATCCAGCCAGAATCCCGCACTGGTGAGTGCGTCAAAAACGGCCTTTGGTAGATTGTCCAGGTCGCGTTTGCGGTTATCGGGAGGTGCTGCGAGAATGGTGATTCTGATGCGGGGTGTGATTTTAAGGTCTAGCTGTTGTTGCTGAATTATTTCGATTACTTCTCGCCGGTATCGCTTTCCCCAATCGCTGATGTAGTGGATTCCTCGAGAGTGACGCCAGTAGCGATTATTGGATGGAGGCCACGGCAACGCTATACGGTATTCGTTCATCGCACTGTTACCCTCCCTTCGCGTGTTAACTTTTGCAACGTTAAGACAATGGCGCGGTCCATTTCTGAGCGTCGCTCTTCCCGGCTTAAATCTTTTCCGTTGTCGATTCGCTCATGGCATGACGGGCAAAGCGCCGCCGTTAGGCTGTCGTCAACCTTTAGCCCTATTCCCTTTCCTTCGTTGCGATGCGCAGCCTAAACTCCATATCGACCACACAGAACGCAGCAATCTATCTCCCTTACTGCCTGAAGCCATTTATTGCTCCTGAATATCCTCATTAGACATATCTCCATTCGGATCTCGATATACCAGCCATTCGTTGATGCATTCTGCACAGGCGTAAATTTCATCAGGTGCCAGCTGCTTGTTACATCCGGCGCATAAGGCTCTCGCTATACTTTCCTGCTCGTAACTTCGATTGTGGTCAATCACCTTGTTTTCCTCGCACGTTCTCTAAGCCACCTGATGTCCCACAGGTGAGCCGTGTAATTGAAGGTTTTTACGTCAGATTCTTTTGGGATTGGCTTGCGTTTATTTCTGGAGCATTTCGTTGGAAGGTATTTGCAGTTTTCGCAGATTATGTCGGTGATACTTCGTCGCTGTCGTGCCATACGTCCTCCTTCGTCTCTGGCAGCGGGAAATTACCTACTGGCGACCGCTCACATCTGATACACCATTGGTGCCAATAAGGTTGATTTGGCCGGAATCGATAATCGTCTTTGCTTTCTCCGCAGCGGTAGCAGTGTTTCATGCGGCGTCTCCAAACCTCGCTTTCCATTCCAGTGCTAACCGGGCTTCGTCTGACCACTTAACGCCGCGCTCTGTACCGAATGCCTGTATAAGATCTAATAGCTCCGCAAACTCGCTTACACGCATCCTGCTGGTTGACTGGCCTATTACTACAAAGCCATTCCCGGCAAGGTTAGGGACAACATCCTGCTGCTTTAAGGCTGCGGTAAACACACACTTCCAGCTTTCAGCGTCAAGCCATCGCCCATGCCAGTTAACCTGACGTGAGACATCACCAAGGCAAGCCCAAAGCTTCCGATTTTGGTCTAAGCTGCGGTTGCGTTCCTGAATGGTTACTACGATTGGTTTGGTTGGGTCTGGAAGGATTTGCTGTACTGCGTGAATGGCATTTTGCTGATGTGCTGGAGATCGAATTTCAAAGGTTAGTTTTTTCATGTCTTCCCTCTCCCCCAAATAAAAAGGCCTGCGATTACCAGCAGGCCTGTTATTAGCTCAGTGATGTAGATGGTCATTGCCAGTACTCCTCATTGTCACGGTCTCTCCATGTGAGCCATATAAACTCATAGACGAACGGGATAAATGCTTCAAAAAACCGTTTCCACTGCTCATCAGAAAATCCTGTCGCTTTATCAACCATCAGCTCTATTGGATGTTGCCCCTTTGGTGGTCGAGTGACGCCTGACAACCTTTCGAATTGCATAATGAGCTCTTCTTCGTCGATACATCTGTTCAAAACAGCAATGAAGCGGGGATTCAAAAGCATTTCAGGTATTTTGTAGATGGTCATTGCCTAACCTCACGTAGCTTCTGGTTGAACATGGCACTCAAAGGATTTGGCCTATCGTGGTCGTAGTCTCCTGGCTTAACAGACATATCATTCACAATTACTTCGTCCCTGGTGGCTATGAAGTACCGGTAATGCTTTGGATTACCAACCCTCCGTAGGGTCCCGCGCTTTACCAGCTTGATTAGGGCAGATGTAACTGCGAATTTCTGAATGCCGGTTCCTGCTATAACCTCATGACAAAAGCAACCCGGATTAGTTGCAACGAAAGCTGCTATACCTCGCATTTGACCTTTGTCTTTCACGATTTGCTCCTGTAACTATCCCATGTGAAAGCCAGTGTGCATCCGCCTCCATCGTTCATGCGGTCTATAACTCGCTCACCGATAAAAGCAGAAAGCTCATCCTTGCTTTGGTTGCTTATCAGAATGGTTGGTTTCATGCGCTCATAGCGGGTATTGATAATCTCGAACATGATTAGCTTCTCGGCATCACTTCCGAACTGAACTCCGACCTCATCGATAATAAGTAGATCAGGCTTAGTGAACTGCTTAATCACCTCATCCTCAGTGCGCGTGGAGCTTTTAGACCATGTTGATTTGTATTCACGCGCAATTTTCAGGGCTGTTGTGAACACTGCAGAGCTTAGATGCTCAGTAATGGCGATACGAGCTATAGCCAACGCAAGGTGATTTTTCCCAGTCCCCGGCTTGCCACACATAACCAGGCCACCGCCTTTCTGTAATCGCTCAGGCCATTTACTGGCGTATGCCTGACACACCCGAAGTACTCGCTTTGCATCGTCGTTGACTGGCTCATAGTTTTGCAGTGTGCATCCCTTGAACCGCTCAGGAATATCCAGGTTATTCAACAGAAACTCAACAGTGCGCTTACGTGATGCCTCGTCGATTTTAATCTTCTCAGCCTGTAGCTCAATAAGCTCACCCCTCATGCATTCCGGGCATTCGCTGGGTCTTGAGGCAAACTTAATTGGTCCAGTGGAATAACGATTGCGCTGCTCAAACTCACCATGTTTTTCACAGGTGCCAGTGACAATTTCTACAGCAGTGTGCTCGATAGCAATTGGCGGAGAGCTCAACTCTGCAAGTTTTTTCTCCAGGTGAGATATCTTTTCGTCCAGCGTCATGTTCACTCCTGAGCCCATGAAGGCATTTCAGTTTGTCCGTAGTCCTTGGTGGCAAAACCCTCAGCTTGAAGGCCATTAGCAACCTTGCGTACCGGTCTTGATAACGCTTGCTTGTTCTGGTAACTGAGTTTCTGGCTGGCAGTGATAAACCAGTTCTTTGGCTTCTCATGGCTAAATTCGATATCCAGCCTTTCCAACTCGTACTTAAGGTCAATGTTCGGATACAGGCGTTTCCATGCTTCGTAGTCCTTGTGGTTTAACCGAACGATATTTCCTTCGAATGCATAGCGACTTGAAATTTTATGGACATCAGCCCCAGTCCCTTCACAAGTCGCGTCAGCGGCTTGGGTGTTAGAAAGGGAATCAGGAATCAGGTTAAGGGAATCAGGAATCAGGTTAAGGGAATCAGCAGGATTTAAATTGTTCTCTACTGGTTCTTGCACTGTACTTGCATAGTGCTTTTCTGGTACTTCATTATTTTCAATGAGTTGAGTTGATTCAGCACCATTCTTATCTTCCTCTTTGTCGCACTTGCACTGTTCTTGTCCGGTGCTGTCATTGTTCTCTACTGGTGCTGGTATCTCACTAGCCGCTTCTTTGCAGTGAGGATTCTGATGCTTCTTCCAGTTTGAAATTTGGATGAAACCTTCACCATTTACCTGGTAGCGATTGATAAATTTACGCTGATGTAGCTGTTGAAGAAGTTCATCACAGTCAACGTTGTCGAACGGCAGAACGAGCGCTTTAACCTTTTTGGGGCGGTCATCCAATCGCCCTTCTTTGTCAGCGATAGTCCACAGCCCGGCAAAAAGTAGGCGGGCATATGGAGAGCATTCGGCCAGTTCATCATTTGTGAAAAAGCCTGGTTTAATATTTCTTGAACGTGCCATTTATCCACCTTTAGTACGGGAGTTCTTCTTGAGCTTCGCGAATGCGTTCAGACACCCACTCCTTGAACGTTGTCCAGTTAGGTACTGTTTTCGCAAACTCGGTAAGTTCATCGAGATCTAAGTCGTATGAAAGCCATGCCTTGAGATAACCCATCACATGGTTTTGATTGATGTATATGCGGTTTTTAAGGATTCCTCTGATATATAGAATCCTTTGCTCTTCAGGGGTTTTTCTTTTAGTCGCTGCTATGCGAGGGATGTACTCAAAGAATTCGCCAGTAAGCTCGTGGGTTATTTCTTGGGTAAGTTTTTTGTCTGCGGCAAGCTCGATAGCATCGAGGATTTCTTCAACTTTATATATTCGAAGCCATCTCTTGATGGATTTTCGTCCATTGTCGTTGACGGTAAATGGCGCAATGCAGTCGTCAATTTTGGTAGCGACAATATCAACAACATCGTCTTTCAGGCTCTTAAGACCATCTCGCCACTTGATCATCATCTCCAGTTGCTCTCGCCTGGTATTAAGCTCCTGGAGTTGCTGCCTTTGCTTTTCCATTATTGAGTTATCGCTGAGCAGTTTGTCGCTTTTCCCGCCATTACAACTATCGCAAGAAGTGATAAGGTTCATCATGTCGTTATCGCCACCCTTGCTAACTGGGTTGATATGGTCGACATGAAGGATGACGTCTGGCGCAGAACTCCCACAGTACTGGCATTTGAAGCCATCGCGCTTGAAAACCTCAAACCGTATTTTCTTGGTAATGCCAGAACGAATCTTTTTTACCTGGTCTGGTGTAGGTTTTTTTGCCATAATTAACTCCGCGAAAAGTAGTTAGAAATCCATCTGGATTTGGTCAGAACGCTCGGTCTTGCACACCGGGCGTTTTTTATTTCTCGGCATCACAGCTTCCACCGCTTGCCTTGCCACTTCCCTGATTAAGCTTGTCTCCCATACCTTCTCCAGAAGAACGAACGTCACCGCCATATCCTGAATGTTCAGGCGGCTTACTTTTGAATCAGACCAACCCGCCATCTTTGCGAAATTTGTCTGCCCCATTGATACGAGTCGGGCGCGAAGCTCTGTTTCCACTTCGCGTATCTTTTTGCTGTGATTTGTGAGTTCCATTACTTAGTATTTCCTGTAGTTAATAGTTAGTTGTGGCTATGCGCACTGGCGCATAAACCTGTGGTTGATTTGTTATCTGGATTCGCCTTGTCAGCGACGTAGGACGAATGTCCGTTGTTGGAAGTGGTGTTGCTTACGCAGCCTTTGGTGGAAAAAGATCGTCTATGGTTAGTTCGTAACCGTATTCTTTGAACGCATTGATAAAAGCGCGACAAAGATTGATGTCCATTCCCCTTCTGCCTGTCTCGTAATGACAAACTGCACCACGCGTACAACCGAGTACTTTCGCAAGATCTTCCTGCGTTAAACCGAAGCGCTCGCGAAAATTGCGAATATTATTCATAGGCTCCTCCTCACCAACAAGTATACACATCGTATTCAATATCGCAATACATAGTTTACGAGTTGTGACTGTTCTTGTTTGATACAAATTGTATAATTTAAGGATGAAAATGAACTGGTATGACATAGCGAAGCAAAGGATTGATCAGCTTGGATTGAATCAGGATAAAGTTGCTGAACACCTTGGTGTAACCAAAGGTGCTGTTAGTCATTGGCTTAACGGAAGAAGGAACCCATCAATACAAGAAATTGGAGCAATTTTTCAATATCTTGGAGTTACAGACGTGAGGTTCAACGCTGACGGAACCTTTAGCGTTGGAGAATCAACAGAACAAAAGCCTGTTAAACCTCAATTTGAATACCCATTCTTCTCTCACGTTCAGGCTGGAATGTTTACACCAGAATTTCGCACATTCACCGAGAGAGATGCAGAATGCTGGATTAGTACGACCAAAAAAGCCAGTGATTCATCTTTTTGGCTTGAAGTTGAAGGCCACTCAATGACGGCTCCAGCGGGATCACGACCAAGCTTTCCTGAAGGAATGCTGATTCTTGTAGACCCAGAAGTTCCTGTAGACCCAGGCGATTTTTGCATTGCAAGGTTATGTGGTGATGAGTTCACTTTTAAGAAGCTCATCAAAGACAGCGGACAAGTATTCCTACAACCGCTAAACCCTCAGTTCCCAATAATGCCATGTAACGAACAATGCAGGGTTGTAGGTAAGGTTGTAGCCAGCCAATGGCCTGATGAGATATTCGGGTGATGATGGATAATGGATGTTTGGGTGATATACAAATGATTAAAGAACGTATTTCTTATGTTATCCCGATCGCGATAGATGGCAGCAAATCAGGAACCCCAGTCCTCATCTATGAGATGGCAAAAGACTCATATGAAGTGGATTTGTCATTCGGTATTTTTTTTATCGGTCTTAGAGCAGCCAAGAAATACTCCGTTGGCATCGAGGTGTTCAATGACAATGAGACACCAATTCCAATTGACACGAAGAAATTTTCCAACCATATGTTTTTCACCGTTGCAGAAGCTGGTGATGGAGAAACTGTTGTGTCGGCATCCATGAAAACAACGTTTCCTAAGGTTGAAATTATTAACCCTGGAATATTTGAAGTTAGAGCGTCACTGGTTAATCCAGACACCAAAGAAGTCATTGATGTGAAAAGCTCTTTTTTCGATATTAAGCGTACTGGAGTGGTTCGCAATGAGTTCCAATAACACCGTTACTCAGCTTCGTCCAAATCAAGACATCTCTCGCCAAATTGGACACCACTTCACTGATGATGCATACTCACGGCATGGTGGTGGCAATGGCGGTGGTGATGACATGCTAAAACGTGTAGAAAAATTGGAAGAGAAAATAGCTTCTATTAGCACTGATATAGCTGTTATCAAGGCCACAATGTGTACAAAGGAAGATTTACACAAAGAGCTGAATGGTCAGACTTGGAAAATTGTCATAGCCCTTGTTATTACTGTTCTAATAGCCGTTTTTTCTAAATACTACATAAAGTAACCCTGACACCGAGCTGGAGTTCACTGCCTTCCTATCCCTACGTAAAAAATTCGCCAGCCAACGTAACTCATTGATAATTACGCCAACGCATAGCTATTTCCTCCATTTGCCCGCCACCTTGTAACCACAAAGATATCTACTCTTTCGGCAGTGTCAGAACATCAATAGCCAGTTCTACAGCCAAGTCCACATCCTCTTCCCGCCACAGTACCTGAATCATTTCTATCAAAGCTCCACGCGAAGGTTCGCGCTGCTCTACCAGTACCTGCATCAGCGCAGTACCGAGAACCTCAACCACCTGCGGGTGAAGCTCCGCAAAGAACTCATCCTCACTTTTCACACAGATTCCTCGCTCATTTTTTGTTCAGAACAGTATGGCATAGAGGATTTATAAAAATAAATCACTTTAAAAATCAACACAATGTAAACAAAACAACCATGAGGATACAAAATGTATTTGCAATGATGTTTACTATACGTATACTAAACACATCAACAGGACACACTACTCACCAGGATGGTGAACATACAACGATTCAGTGATGAATCTACGGCTCCGTCAACGAGCAATAACCAAAGTGAGCTTTGGGATGCGATGAATTGCAGTCCATCGAGGCAACCAGAAGATAAGCATCTGGCATCGCATCACCAAAGTTCATCAGGAGGTCTATATGACACGCAGAACACAGTTCAAAGGCACTTCTCGTGCTCGTCGTCGTGAACGTTTAAAGGCAAAGGCATTAGCTAATGGCGTGCTGGCTCGCGAAGAAGCAATAAGCTCAGAAGTAATGCATCGTCCTACTCTTAGCCGTGTACAGATTCAGGCCAAAGGAAAACACGAAACGCCAAAACGTATTGAAGACGCAAAATCACTTCAGTTCATGGCGAAAGATGCATTCTGGCAACTGGAAGAATACAGACGCAATCTGGAACGGGCAGCCATTGTGTACGCAAATGAGTTTGGACATAAGCCGCCAGAAACCGGTGTATGTTTGCCAGACGTAGCACTTTACGCGGCTGGGTATCGTAAGAGCAAACAAATAACAGCGAGGTAAGGTATTTGTCGGTTAAGTCGTTATTTTTTTGAGCTGTTCGTCCTGTGCAATAAGTTCATTCATAAGAATGTCTGACTTCCCGGCAAATCTCATGTAGCACTCATTAAAATACTTTTCCGGGATAACAAAACGGTCAATATCAGGATATCCAATAACAGAAGGCAAGCGAGTGATAAGTCCTTTTTCGAGCAAAGAAATTGATTCAGGGCTTCCTTTTTCCGTCTTTAGCTGATTATTGGCGGCTACGGCGAAAGCCAAATACGCTCTTTCGCCAGGAGTTAACGAATCAAACAAATCCCGGACGACTTTTTCTTCTCTGGCCTTACGCCGCTGAGCAGTTAATGCCTCAATTCTTTCAGTAACAGCGTGATAAACGGAATTAAAAACACCGTTCAGCACATAGCTAACACAGAGCAGCAGGATGTAATACATCCAGTAATGAGGAAGGATTTCTGGATTATGCAGGTTTATCCATTCTTTTACGCTTACCGGCATAACAACAATCAATATGATCAGAATGATTAGCATATGAATCAACTGTTTAAGTGTCATTCCTTGCAGGAAAAAATGCATTAGTTCCTGCCACCATGAGTTGTTCATCGGCGATTCTCTTTTTGCTTTCTGTAGGGGTGAATAGAGTTTATCCGATTTCTCGCTGTAGGGGTACACGAGAACCACCGAGCCTGACGTGGTTAAAAGACAGGCACAATCTTTACTACCGCAATCCACTATTTGAGGTGAGATATGGAAGAAGAATTTGAAGAATTCGATGAGCACCCTCAGGACGTGATGAACCAATACCAGGAATATCCATATGGCTACGACTATTGATACAAATCAATGGTGTAGTCGCTTTGTGAAATGCAAAGGCTGCAAGCTTGATGCTGAATGCATGGTGAAGCCTGAGGAAATGGCTCTGGTGAGAGAAGATGGAAAGATTGTCGATAAATGGGCAATCAGAACCACGGCAATGATTGCCAGAGAGCTGGAAAAACTAAAGGCTACATAGTTGGTCTTCTTTTATCTCACTTCAAATATCTAATCAGGTCGCAATGCGGCCTTTTTTATTGCCAAAATTTAAGGAATAACAACATGAATTCAGCAGATTTATCGAAGATTCTTGAAGAACACAAAGTGTGGATTACCTCAATGCGTGAGAGCGGATCTAGAGCCGACCTGTGCGGTGCCGACCTGTGCGGCGCCAACCTGTGCGGCGCCAACCTGCGCGGCGCCAACCTGTGCGATGCCGACCTGTGCGGTGCCGACCTGTGCGGCGCCAACCTGTGCGGTGCCGACCTGTGCGGC